GTCTCGCGCAAATGCGTACTGGTATAATATTTTTTTAGCGGGGAGGAAATGAAAATGGAAATTTCCAAAGAAGATAGAACATGGCTGATATCATTTACAGATGATCTTGAATATTTCGTTAGCCGATCAAAAGAAAATAGAATATGGTTCACTAAAGGACAAGCCAGAGATATCATAGCGAATTTAAATAGAATCACTCAACGAAAGAAGAGAAAATGAAAGGTCCTGCGGCCGCACCCACGGCATTAAAAATCCTCAAGGGCGTTCGTCCTGCCCGCATCAATCAGAATGAGCCGAAGCCACGAAGTGTAAGTGGCAATATTCCTTCCGGCTGGTCTCAGTCGATGAGTGATGGTGCCAAACGATTCTGGAAGAAATATGCACCGATACTTTCCGGGCTTGGGATATTGACTGAAGCTGATTTGCCGGCCCTGCGGATTCTTGCCGAGCTATGGTCTCAATGGCTGAAAGTTACTCTCGTAATCAGCAAGGGCGGAATGACATATGAAACAGAGACTGGTTATCAAAGAGAACGGCCGGAAGTGAAACTTGCGGACAAGCTTGAGACACAGATGCTCCGATATCTACAGCATTTTGGAATGACCGCCTCCAGCCGGGGGAATCTATCAGTAAGCGGATTGCCTGATGAGGAAGATGGCTACCTCGATTAAAAAGCTGGGCGAACAGCGAGTTGCAGAAGTCATACATTTTTTCGAGCATAGACTTCATCATACTAAGGGGCGATGGGCCGGCCAGCTCTTCAAGCTTCTCCCCTGGCAGCGGGAACTGATCACAAAGTTATTTGGTACGCTAAAACCGGATGGAACCAGGCAGTACAATTATGTCTATTGCGAGATCCCGAAAAAGAATGGCAAGAGTGAGTTAGCAGCCGGCGTGGCCCTTTATCTTCTCTTCGCAGACCATGAGCCGGGGGCGGAAATCTACAGTGCGGCAAGTGATAGAGATCAGGCGAGTATTGTTTTCAATGTCGCCGCGCAGATGGTCAGATATTCGAAGCTTCTTTCCAGCAAATGCAAGATCATAGATTCGACTAAACGTATCGTCCATCATAATGGCGGTGTATACCGTGTACTTTCGGCCGAGGCCTATTCCAAACATGGCTACAATATCCATGGATGTATTTTTGATGAGCTACATACACAGCCGAACCGCGATCTCTTTGATGTACTTACCAAAGGTGCCGGCGATGCACGATTGCAGCCTTTGTTTTTCATGATTACTACGGCCGGTTATGATAGGCATTCGATTTGCTGGGAGGTGCATGAACACGCCCGGCAGGTACGGGATGGAATTATAAAAGATCCTACGTTCCTGCCAGTGCTTTATTTCGCGCCGGAAGATGCGGAATGGACTGATCAGAAAGTATGGGAAGGCTGCAATCCTTCCATGACTACCCTGTATGAGGATGGCAGCGGGATACTCGATCCGAAAAAAATAAAAGCCCACTGTCGCCGCGCCCTGGATAATCCAGCGGAAGAGAATATGTTTCGGCGGCTGCGGCTGAACCAGTGGGTAAAACAAGAATCCCGCTATATCCCCATGAAGGCTTGGGATGCCTGCGGAGATCCGTTTGTACCGGACTTGCTGAAAGGTAAGGACTGTTATGCTGGCTTGGACCTCGCTTCATCTATTGATGTTGCTGCGCTAGTGCTTGCATTTAAACAAGATGATTTGATTTATGTGCTTCCCTATTTCTGGGTGCCGGGAGATAATATTGAGAAGCGGGCCCGCACCGACAAAGTGCCATATGATGAATGGGTACGGCAGGGATTCATCAAAGCTACGCCAGGGAATGTAATCGATTACGCAACCATTCGTCATGACATAAATGAATTGAGTAAAACTTTCGAGATAAAGGAAGTCGCCTTCGATCGCTGGGGTGCGGTGGAGATGTCGCAAAATCTTACTGATGATGGATTTATGATGGTGGATTTCGGCCAGGGATATAAGAGCATGAGCCCGCCGACTAAGGAGTTGCTCAAATTGATTCTGGCCGGGAAAATTCGACATGGCGCAAATCCGGTTCTTAGATGGATGTGCGATAATACTGTAGTTGTCATTGATTCAGCAGAAAATGTGAAACCTGATAAAAGTAAGAGTACAGAAAGAATTGATGGAATTGTAGCGATGATCATGGCAACCGATCGCCTGACAAGAAAAGAGCCGCCTAGCGTTTATGAAGAGCGCGGGATTATTGCAGTAGAGGCGGAAGAGAAAAAGCAAGAAGAAAAAGAAGAGCAGGAAGAGAAACCATTGGGAATGATGAACCCGCGGCAAAGACGACAGAGATATCAAACGCTTGACAAAAAAGTATGATGTGTTAGATTTATATACAAACTGGGACACCGCACAACTCGGCCCCGACCGGGGGTGAGATATCGCTCTCTTGAATAGACTATCTAAAATCCTCAAAGCATCGCGTATGTCTGTTTCTGATTTGGATGAAATTATTGATAAACAGCAGACGGGAATACCAACGCAATCTGGTATAAAAATATCTCATGATATGGCACTTAATTTTTCTGCCGTATTTAATGCTAACTATATAATTTCGAATACTGTAGCATCTCTTCCTTGCATTTTATATCGCCGTATTGATGAGCATAATAAAGAAAGAGCTACTGATCATCCTTTATATGATGTACTTCATAATCAACCTAATCCCGAAATGACTTCTTATAATTTCCGTGAAATGATGCAATCTAGTCTTAATATGCGCGGAAATGCCTGTGGAGAAATAATAACTGATAAACTTGGTAGGACAGTGGAAGTATGGCCTTGGAATTATGCTGATGTAAAAGTAGAACGAGACAAAGAAACAAATAAAATTATTTATAGATTAAGACAGAAAGACGGAAGTCAAGATAAAATATATCCAGCAGAAAAAGTCTTTCATGTCCCTGGTCTCGGGTATGATGGCCGCGTTGGTTATTCGATTCTTCAACTAGCCCGCGAGACAATGGGACTCGGCCTTGCTATGGAAACATTCCAGGCCCGTTTCTATGGAGCTGGAACAAATATTGGCGGATTTCTTGCACATCCAGGACGACTTGGTGATAAAGCATTAGAACATCTACAGGAAAGCATCAAGAAAAAATATAGCGGTCTATTAAAATCTCATGGTTTGATGATCCTTGAAGAGGGCATGAAATTTGAGAAATCTGGTATGCCCTTGGAGGATGCGCAGTTTCTTGAAAGTCGGGTGTTTCAGATAGGCGAAATAGCCCGCTGGTTCAATCTTCCACCACATAAGTTAAAGGAATTAACCCGTGCCACATTTTCAAATATTGAAGAGCAGCAGATAGAATTTGTGCAGGACTCCATACGCCCCTGGCTGATACGGTGGGAGCAGCACATTTCCTGGAAGCTTCTCACTAAGGAAGAGCGCAAGCAATATTTCGCTGAGTTTCTTGTTGATGGACTTTTGCGCGGGGATACAGAATCGAGAATGAAAGCCTACTTAATTGAAAGACAGAATGGCATCATAGATGCGAATGAATGGCGCGCCCGCGAAAACAGAAATCCCCTGGAAGGCAAGGCTGGTAAGGCAATCTGGATGCCCTTGAATATGATAGATGCTAATGCTCCGCTGCCGGAGCCAAAAGCAAAAGAGCCTTTTAAGCCGAAGCAAGAAGGCGAGGAAGAGAAAAGCCTACCCAATTTCGAGTTGCGGGCCTTGCGCTCGTTGAAAGCGAGACGCCGGATAGCAGAAGTCTATAAAGAAGTTTTTCGGGCAGTTGAGAAAGACATACTCTCAAAAGAGATTCCAGCGGTAAAAAAGATAATGCGCAAAACCTTGAAAACCCGCGACATAAAACAATTTGTCGATAGCATGGGAGAATTCTACACTGAATTCAGGGAATATGTAAGACAGCGGTTTGCCGGATTGTTTGCTACTTATGGCGAGGCTATTTATCCGCTGGCCGCCGAAGAGATAGGTGCAAGCCCGGATCTCACCGATGAGTATAGAGTCTATTTAGTTGAGCATGCAGATCATTCGACAAACCGCTATATTGAAAGCTCGCGCGGACAGCTAAAATCCGTGGCGTTCAAGCACCGAGAAAACGATCCAGTAAAGGCCATAGAACAAAGATTGGCCGAATGGGAAGAGAAGCGCCCAGACAAGATAGCCGATTTAGAAGTGGTGAATGGGGAATGTGGTACAGCCCAATTTGTTTATTATGCCGCCGGTCTGCGGACTGTTTGGGTAACATTTGATGATAGCTGTCCATATTGCGAATCACTTAATGGAATGACAATAAGCAGAGGCATGAGCTTCATAAATGCCGGGACCGATTTCAAGCCTCCAGGGGCTGACATTCCGTTAAAAGTAAGTCAGAATATTTCGCATCCGGCAGCGCATGAAGGATGTGACTGCTCAGTGAGGGCTGCATTATGAAAGTTATGACAGCCATGACTTTTGTTGTGAGTCATGGAATAGCACAAAATATGAAAACAGAAGCTTTGAAAATCGCAGATATCTATGAAGGTAACATTCAAATTCAGATAGACGTGAAAAAGAAAGATGGGCTTGCAATAATGAAAATTACTGAGTACAATATTTAAAAGATCTCTGAAAATATATCGTTAGAATAACGGAGTACCGCACAAACCGGCCCGTTCTCGATTGAGGACTGGCCGGTTTTTTATTTGGAGGCAAAAATGCCATTACCAAAACCGAAAAATAGTGAAGAACAAGATGAATGGATTAAACGTTGTATGTCTAATGATTCGATGAAAAAAGAATTTCCCGACAACGATCAACGCCTAGCCGTATGTTTTCAAAAATGGCGCGACAAAGACAAAAAGGATTTTACCCCGCAAATCGAGCGCCGCTATTTCGATAATTTTGAGATACGCCTTTCCAGCTCTAATGATGGAGAAGAGAGCGATACCATCACCGGCTATGCGGCTGTTTTCAATCGATGGAGTGAGGACTTGGGATTCTTTAAAGAAAAGATAGCCCCCGGCGCCTTCAAGAAAACAATCCAAGAGAATGATATCCGCGCCCTGATTAATCACGATCCTAATCTCATAATCGGCCGCACAAAAAACAAAACACTTAAGCTCTGGGAGGATGATGAAGGATTAGGATTTGAGGTCAAACTTCCAGATACCTCTTATGCCTCCGATCTGCGAGAAAGCATCAAGCGCAAAGATATCACGCAAAACAGTTTTGGTTTCCAGACAATCAAAGACGAATGGTCACAGGATGGCAAAAAACGAACGCTTATTGAAGCGAGATTGTTTGATGTTTCGCCGGTGACATTCCCGGCGTATAAACAGACTACAGTGAAAATGCGACTACAGGAAATAGGAATCGATTATGAAACCCTGAACATGGCGCTCATCCGTGCCGATCGGGGTGTAATAACTGATTCCGATGTGGACTTGATTGAATCGACAATAGCAATTCTGAGGACATATATACCAGCCGAGGAAGAGCCGAACATTGTGGCCGAAAACGGTCCTGTTCACTCTCCAGCCGACATAGAGCCGGAGCTAGTCTCCACTCTGATACGTGCCAGGATGGCGAATATGCGAATCAGGAGATATTTATCTAGGAGGTAAATCCGATGGCAAAAAAGAAAGAGGATTTACAGAATGAACTTATCCAGCTTGAGGCACGGGTTCAGGAGCTTCTCGATAAGGAAGAGCGCTCACTTGAGGATGTAGAAACACTCAGTGGGCTATGTGATCAAATCGAGGAGCTTACGAATCGCCTTGAGACTGAGGAAAGGGCGGTCAAAACGATCGAAGGACTTCGCAAACCGCAGGGTGAACCGGCAGATCCCGGTCAGCCCGGTGGGGATGGGAACGAATTCAGGAGTTTTGGTGAATATCTTCAGGCGGTGGCACGGGCCAGCTCACCCGCTGGAACGCGGGTCGGTGGGCTGCCAGGCGGACGCATCGACAATCGTCTGATGAATCTGGAAGTTGAGGAACGATCAAGTGGGCTCGAATCGGCCACGCCTTCGCTTGGTGGCTTTCTTGTGCAGAAAGACTTTTCGGCGGAGATCTATAAGAAAGCCCATGATGCGGCAGTGCTTTTCCCGCTTGTGCGTAAGATCCCGATTTCCAGCAACAGTAACGGGCTGAAGATCCCCTACGTTGACGAAACGTCTAGAGCGGATAGCTCCCGTTGGGGTGGAATCAGGCTTTACTGGACCGAACAGGGCGAAGAGAAAACGGCCAGTCATCCAAAGTTCGGACTCATGGAGCTATCGCTTGAAAAACTGGCTGGTATTTGCTATGCGACCGATGAGTTACTTGAGGATGCCGCAGCTCTGGGAGCAATCATAAGTCAAGGATTCAGCGAGGAGCTGGGATTCAAACTTGACGACGCGATCATCAACGGAACTGGCGTAGGGCAGCCACTGGGCATTCTGAATGCCGCCTGTCTGGTCAGCGTTAGCAAAGAGACTGGCCAGCCGGCCACTACAATCGTGTGGGAAAATATCAAGAAAATGTATGCTCGCTTGCACTCCAGCTCCAGGGCCAACATGCTTTGGGTTGCCAACCAGGATTGTCTACCGGAGTTGATGTCCATGACTCAGGCTGTTGGTACGGGTGGTGTTCCGGTATGGCTTCCGGCAAACGGGGCATACGGGTTGTCGCACGATACGCTCATGGGCCGGCCTATCCGCTACCCAGAGCAGTGTCAGACGCTCGGCACGGTCGGAGACATCCTGCTGATCGATCCCACGCAGTACCTCTGCATCACGAAGGGTGGGCTGGCGTCTGCTTCCAGCATGCACGTCCGCTTCATCTATGATGAAATGACTTTCCGATTCGTATATCGGATTGACGGTCAGCCGATGTGGAATGCCGCGTTGACGCCGTACAAAGGTTCGAGCAATACGCAATCGCCTTTCATCGCACTGGCGACGAGAAGCTAGGAGGTATGAGAGATGTACGGATTTAACGTAGTAGAAAACGGGCACGTTGTTACGCTGATTGCGCCGCAAACACAGACCGCAGCATTGACGAGTGAAATATTCTCCATGGAGAATTGGGCACATGCCACAATCATCGTCCAGGGCGGGGCCGGGAGTGCAAGTACCGTTACTGTTAGCGAATGTGATGACTTCTCTCCTAGTAATGCCGCAACGAAAACTTTCCGCTATGCGCAAGAGGCAACGGCCGCTGGGGATGTTGTTGATGCTGCACTTGCAAGTGCGGCTACATCTGGCGTCGCAGTTGGAACTGCTACAGGTATCTTTCTCATCATTGAGATTGATAAAGACGAACTGACTGATGGATATCCCTGCGTACAGATTAATGTTAGCGCTTCAGGTTCGAAGTTGATCAGTGCGCTTGCAATTCTCAGTGGTGGGCGGTATCAGAAGGATATTACCGCTACGGTAATAAGCTAGGCGCGAGCCTTGGATTGAAGATAATGGGAGCCCTCTCGCGGGGGCTTCCATGTACCAAACATTGGAGATAAGGGGAACAACATGGAGAGTTTTTCTGCGGTACGATCAAGGCATGTGCAGGGGCAGTTAGTCTTTTATGATTCGCAGTATCGGCACAGATGGTTGGATGCCATCGGTCCGAATGCGGTTAAATTTATAGAAGATTTTGGGGCCTGTCTTTATGATACAGCCTGGGAATCCACGGTAGTAGAATCCGGTTCGGGAAGCTCGTTGATACTGCCTTATAGCTCGGAAGGCGGGCATGCATTCTTCACGGCGGCCGGAAGTGATAACGATGGGATACAGATCCAATCATCGAATGAGGGCTTCAAGCTTACGGATAATGATCCGCTTTACTTCGGTGTGCGATGGGCCATACATGGGACGACCGGATTTTGTTCGGCCGATACCGTGATCGGTCTATGTAACAAAGATACTACGTTGACTGGCGGTTCTACATCCGGTGTGTTTTTCATGACCGTTGATGCTGCCAGTGCGGTAACGTTTGTGGCCTCAAAAGCTTCAAGTGCAACTTCCCATACGATTCTCGTTACCGGGGTTGTGGATACTTTTTACGTCGATGAGTTTTACTGGGACGGATCGAGCACGATCTACTGCTGGCATAACGGAGTAGCGCAGACCTCACATGTATCTCAGATTCCATCAAGCCAATCCCTGGCCGTGAGTATCTCTTACTTGAACGGCGCGGCACATGGAGAGAATGTGGCTGGGTTGGTAGTTGACTGGGTGCGCTGCATTCAACTGCTCGCATCCCGGTAGGGGAGGTGAGCGATGGCGGCAGCAGGTAGCGCTTCTATCATAGAGGAAATATTCGGATCTCCCCAGCTCATCAAATGGGAATGGACGTCTGGCACAGGCGGGACAGTTCTTGCGGACTGCACAACCACGAACTTCTACAGCGGAAAGCTTTTGTTTTGCGTGACGGTTCCGGGAGCCGCAGGGGCAGCCCCTACGGATAACTATGACGTGACGATACTTGATCGCAATGACGTGGACCTGCTCGCGGATAACGGCCTGAACCGCGCCGAGGGAACCACCGAAAGCATACTCGATGCGAGCTTAGGAGTTACCAAAGATAGCCAGCTAGAATTGAATGTCGAGAACGCTGGTTCTTCAAATACAGGAGTAGTGTATCTCTGGATTCGTTGATGGCTTACGATAGTTTTGACAAGAAAGGGCGCAGGAGAAAAGACAGGCGGCGTTTCACATATGAGACGGCGATGCTAGAGCAAGAAGAAGAAGAAATGATCAAGGCGGGAAAGAAACATGGCACTGACAATAGTGACGGGACCGGCTACAGAGCCGGTCATAGTCGCAGACATAAATAATCATCTCCGTCTTACCGGGACCGCAGGCAGCGGCGATACGATCATCTCCGATTTTATTACATCGGCCAGGCGCCACTGCGAGCAGTTCCAGAATCGCGCCTATATTGAGCAGACGTGGAATCTAATTCTGGACAGGTTTCCAGGTGAGAAATACATCGAGATACCTCGCCCACCGCTCCTGTCTGTCAGTCATGTGAAATATTATGGGACTGGTGGGACTGCTAATACCATGACCACTTCCGCTTACTATGCGGACACAGATAGCGAGCCAGGTAGGGTGCATCTTGAATACAACGAGATATGGCCGACTGAAACGCTGAGGCCGGCGAATGGCGTGGAGGTGCAGTTTATCGCTGGTTACGGCAGCGCGGCGGCAAGCGTGCCGAGCGAGATCAAACAATCCATCATGCTTTTAGTAGGCCATATGTGGGAGCATCGGGAGAACTCGGATATCAAGGAAGTGATCGAAACGGCGGACGGCGCCCATAGCCTTCTCTGGCTAGAAAGGATTGTGCCGGTATGAGAGCCGGAGAGCTGCGGCATCAAGTATGGCTGAAAAGTCCGACTCATCCCTCAGATGGAAAGGGAGGGAAAACGACAACCTGGGGAACCACCACGGTATGTTGGGGAGCATTCAAGCCGACACGGGGAAGGGAATGGATAGAAAGCGGGCTGGAGAACTCAGAGATTACCGAGATATTCAGAATGAGATATTTCAACGGCATAACTCCGGATATGAGAATCTATATCGGCTCAAGGAAATTTGAGATTGTTTCGGTTATCAATGTGGATGAGCGCAATAGGGAACTTGAATTGGTATTGAAAGAACTGGTGATAGCATGAGCTTTGGAGTACAGACATCGAAGGCATGGAATGGAAAGGAGATCGCCGGCGATATGAAGCTTGAGCTATCGAATGCATCATTCAATACGGCGGGTCGAATCGTCATAGACGCCAGAAGCAGAATACATAATGTGTCTGGTAGGCTAGCCAAGTCCGTGCGGCGGCGCCGATCGCGTACCGATAACGCAGCTTTCGTTTTCGCCGGCAATAGGAGAGAAGGGGTATACTGGCACTATTTTGTGGAATACGGAACCTACAATAAGCCGGCGCATCCTTTTATTCGGCCCGCCGCGGACAAGAATTTCAATTCTGCCAGGGCCGAACATGAACATGCGGTGAGGCGGGTGCTCAATAAAAAACGTCGGGAAGCGAAAAGGATAACCTGATGGATGTGTGGGAGATGATCGGATACACATTGCTGAATGAATCCGAGATAACGGATATTGTAGGAACCCATATCTATCACGGCCAGCGGCCGGAAAAGGGTGATCCATGCATTAATTATTTCGAGGTTAGCTACATTCCACTTTACAATGGAGTAATCGAAATGCCGCGATATCAAATAAGTTGCCGGGCGAGTGAGCCTGGGACTGCACAGGACTTGGCCCGCAAGATATGCATTTTGTTCCACAATAAGAAAGGTCCGATAGGAACAAGCAGCGTGTTTTGGTTGCAGCAGGCCACGGTAGAAGGAAAAATACTTCTGCCGGAGCCGGAGACAAATCTTTATCATGTCCCTGTGGATGTGAGATTTGTATATAGCGAAGCTACTGTAAGCTAGGAGGTTTACACTATGGCACTTGGACATTATCAGCAGACGAGCCTCACGAATGCTGGCACCATATTGCAGGGCGGCTTCCGGCTTGGAGTAGCCGCATCGGCCGCCGCATTTGGTGGAGGCTCATTGGGTACGGTTCTCGGAATCGGGAACCTTACGGGAGTGACGGAAAACCTGGAGTTTTCCACTACCCAGGCCGGCAACAGCAACATGCCGGATAAGGTCGTTGCGAATCATACCATCACTGTGAATTTTGAATTGCTTGAATTCTGGCCCACTACATTTGATGCAATTCGCGGGGGAAGCCTTGATACCGAAAATTCTCCTACTGCATCGACATATATCGATGGAGCTGGGACGTCAAACACCATCTCCAGCGGTGGCTTGAATACGCTTACTGAAAAGGCGTTCATCTTTGAGAATACTACGATGGTAAGCGGCGCTACTGCCGTGACTGTGCTTGTAATTTACAAGGCGAAGATCGAGCAGGGATTGGCTTTCACGCCGAAAACCGATCATGATACTGATCCGGCTATGGTAATTCCATTTGTAATCAAGGGTGAGCTGGAAACCACCCGCACCGCTGGGGATCAGTTGTACATGATCGAGAGTGAGCTGGGAGTATAATTGATGGCTGAGAACAATCCTATCATTCACGACCTTGATATTCTGAGGCCGAAGCCGGAGTATATCCAGCTTGCCGGAAAGAGAATAGATATCAGCTTCATTCCGTCTGGCATAGCTCTGGACATCATGAAGATGCAGGGCGAGTTGCAGGAGTTGACCGATACGCCAGAAAAGCTTGAAAAGATACGGTCCGGCGGGAAAGAAGCAATCCGCAGTTTTGAGTTGGCGGCCGAGCTCTGCGCCGCCATCACGAAAAACCAGCATGAAGAGATGGACAAGGACTGGCTTCTAAAGAATACGGATGTCATGCAAATCAAAGCGCTGATGGATCACATAACGAAAGCGGTGTTCAGAAGTCTGGAAAGCTCGGAGGACGAAGAGTTAAAAAAGCAGCAGGCGGACAGTCAAAAGAGCCCCTAAGGCTGGGCCGCCTGTTTGCAATAATGGGGATCCTATACGGGTGGAAAAAAGAATATTTGCTGGATCAAATGTCTTTCGGACAGATAGTCATGTATATGAACGAGGGATTGAGATTCAAATATCCTAAGCCAGAGAAGAAGGGCGGCAGTCTGGTAGGGGCTTCCGCAGAGGAAATAAAAAAGCGCCGTGACGAATTGCGCAGGCAATACGGGCAAAATATTGAAGGACTTTAATGGCTTTACTTGGAGACCTGGTTGTACGCATTGTCGGAGACACGGCGCAATTTGTCCGCTCGATTGATCATTCCGGGCAAAAGCTAAATCAATTCGAGAAAGATCTCAAGAAAATAACAGACACGATGTCGAGGGTCGGGAAGAAGATGACGACCTTTGTCACCTTGCCGATTATCGGTATCGGAGCGGCATTTGTAAAGGCGGCTGCGGATGCGGAGGAAATAAATAGCAAATTCAATGTCGTCTATAAAGAACAGGCCGAATCCGTGCGTGAATGGGCTAAGGAATTCAGCCAGGCTACCGGCAGAGCGAATGTAGATAACATCAGATTTCTTGCTTCCGTCCAGGACCTGTTTGTACCTCTTGGAATAGCCAGGGACAAAGCGGCGGAGCTGTCAAAGTCAGTAGTCACACTTTCTACGGACATAGGTTCCTTCAACAATCTTCCAACGGCCGATGTGCTTCGGGATATCGAAAGTGCACTCGTCGGGAATCATGAAACGGTGCGCAAATATGGAGTGGTTCTTTCCGAAGCGACGATAAATCAAGAGCTGCTCAACATGGGAATCACAGGCGGATATAAAGCCGCCAATGCAGCGGAGAAAGCGATTGCCCGATATAATCTAATAGTTGCCGGAACGGCGGACGCCCAGGGCGATGCAATCAGGACATCCGGCTCATTCACGAATCAATTTCGAGCTTTGAAGTCAAGCGTCAAGGACCTGGCGGAAGGCTTCGGCACACTCTTGCTTCCCTCGATTCTCAAGTTGGTTCAGCATGTGAAGGACACCGTTAACTGGATAAACAACCTCGATGAATCCAAGAAGAAGCTAATCATCCGGGTACTGGCCCTGGCGGCGGCAATCGGTCCAGCCTTGCTTATCATCAGCAAGTTGATTGTTGCCATACAGGCGATTATCCCCGTATTCGTCGCCTTCAACGCCGTGCTTGCGGCTAACCCGATATTGGCTATCGTGACCGCGGTGGCCCTGCTGGGCACGGCTGCCTATCTGCTTGTTAAGAACTGGGAGAAGGTGGCACCATTTTTCAAGAAAGTCTGGAACACAATCATAGACATATTTGATTTTGCAGTCGGTCCTATCATCGCCCTGGTTCAGGAAATCATAAACGTAGCCAAGGAATGGCTGATAGATAAGTTTATTGTTATAGCCGAGGGCGTAGCCAAGATCATAGATGGTATCGTTACGGCCTTTGGCGGCGAGGCAAAGGCACATCAGAAAATAACAGCCTGGATCGATACATGGGAGATACCCGCGAGGAAAAGGCTCAATTATTCCCTGCGGGACTTGAAGGTTGAGACTGAAGGCGCATCAGAAACTCTTGAAAAAGATTTCACGCCGGCCCTGGAAGATACAAAAGAGCAGGCGGATAATCTGGCGACGTCCACGGAAAACCTGCTGGACAAGGTAGAAAAATTAGATATTGATCTGGCGGAATGGATATCCGCGCAGACCGAAATTGTTTATGGGCTGGGTGAAATCAGTCTAGCGCAACTTGGGCTAACTGACATAATGAGTAATTTTATTGAAAAACAACAGCAGGCAATAGAGGAAACGAATCAGCAGGCGGAATCGATGGGAAGCCTCATAGATCAATACTATAGGGCTGATGCCGTACTCGCTTCTCTTCTCATACCGACCACGGATGAATTGCAGAAGAGGAATCAAGAGCTGATAGAAAGCTATCGCGCTGCTGGAGAAATGATAACTGGATATGCATCGCCAATATTCGAGGCCTTTGGGCAGGCAATAATAGATCAAGCGGATGCGGCAGAAATATTGAAAGAAGCTTTTAAGAATCTCATCGTCGGGATACTCAGGGCGCTGGGTAGAAAGCTCGCAATCATGGGAGCTGAGGCTCTTGTTCCGCTTCCTGGATTATTCAATCCGGCCGGGGCGGCGGCGGCTTTTGCGCTATCCGCTGCTGCATATGTAGCGGCTGGCGTCGTAGCAGCACTTCAAGAAGGCGGTGTGACAAAGGGAATGACGCCGGCCATGCTTCATCCTAATGAGGCGGTGCTGCCGTTGGATAACAGCGAGGCCATGGGACGCATAGCGGATGCAATAGCGAATGCCCCCAGGCCGACAGTACAGACCGGCGAGCAACTCTTTCACGTTATGGTGAATGTAGCCGGAAAGAATTTTTATGATGACATAAGCAAGGCCTCCAGGGATGGCATGATTATCGTAGATGCGAGGAATGTGCGGTGAGAATTATATACTCCAATCTCTGGGATGATTACACACTCACCGAAAGCCAGGAGGACGCGAATTATCTGGCCGAGAACACGCAGGATATCAGGCTCACTGAAGTCTGGCGCACTTCTACTGCATCAGCAACCACGATATCTATTGATGCGGGAACCGGAGCCACGATTACCTGCGATTGCGCGGCTATAGTAAATCACAACTTCACTTCCAGCGCTCTGACTTTTGTTCAGGCAAGTACGGCGGCGACTTTCGTACCGACAGCTCTTAGTGCCAGCGTGACGTATCGCGGAGATCTGATGTTAGTGTTCTTCGCGTCGGGCGCCTATAGATACTGGCGATTCAATTTTTCAGATACATCAAACGGCGATGGATATTATGAGGTGGGTCGGCTTGTGCTTGGCACATACTTGCAGGTAAGTCCGAGCTCTATCGTAGAGTTTCCGGAAGCTCATCCACGCACAGATGTAGCGAGCTTCGGATTGACTAACCAGCTCTATTCGGATGAGGGAATCGGATATAAGACATATGACTACAAGTTTGAATATGTGAGCAATGCAATGAAAAGCTCGATTGAGACAATGTGGGGTTCGGTAGGGATGTTCAAGCCGATAATTTTTGTGAATTACGATACAACCTATTCCGAGGTCCCGCCGATTTATTGCTCGATAGTCAATCCGATTGAATTCAAGCATAGACCGTTTGATAGATGGGATTTCAATCTTTCTTTAAGGGAGTGTGATTGATATGGCATGTACACTGCTGGCAACGCCCAGCGTTGGAACAAGTGACTGGACGAATTTTATAACACAGGTGGAAGAACAGCGCACAGGATTCATGCGCCTATCTTTCACTAACTTTTCTGGCAGCGTTGCTTCGGCAGTCGCAACAGGTGGGATTGTCGATATAGCCGGATCTATCTATCAGTTCACCGAGACTTCAATCACGTACACCGGAGCGCCCAGCACAAATACGGATCTGTACATTTATGTGGAACCGGATGCTGCTGTTAGCACGGCCAGTGTAGTTGCTACTGATGCGACGCCAGTATGGATAGATGCCAAACAGGGGTTCTATGGATCGGCGGCCAGCCTGAAACGCTATGTCGGTGGCATGTATGTAGGCTCGGCTGGAAGATATTATAATAAATATTTATATCAGGGAGAGCATTTGACATATTGTCTGGAAACCGGAGAAACACGTCCCATTCTTAAGAAGATACTTCAGATAGGTGAATGGAACATGGACGCAATGACAACTGTATCTATTGTTCATGGTTTGGGTAGCGTTATTATAACAAAAATTGTGGGAATTAATGCTGTGATCCGAGATGATACGGGTACAGCGGTTTTTCAATGCAACAAGAGCACTGCTGACTGGACTGCCAATGAATTAGATATTCTTGGGTGTAATACAACAGTAATCGGTCTTAATAGGCAAACCGGTGGCGGTTTTGATAGTATAAGTTATAATGCTACGGCTTCGACTGTCGCAAATCGAGGATGGATTTTTATCGAATATGTAGCGTAAGTATATGAGGCATAGATGAGCACTTATACTGATTTCATAACTGAACCTACATCCGCAAAACAGACTCTTGTTGAATTAGATATCGGCGAAAGCTCTAAGTTTGTCAACGTCGGTCATGGCGTTTGGATGATTCCCTATTCTGTAGATGAAAATAATACAGCTTTTGATTTCGGCTCTGGCGCTTTCGGCTATGGTACATTCGGTACATCTGGGACAATGGATCTTGGCAATGATAATGCGCGGAGCAAGATAGGATCAGTATGGGTTGATGGCGAATATCTATCACGGAGATATACACTTTCTGATGTGCAATCAAATAAGCGATCGTTTTACTTCGATGCATCAAACAGCGTACTTTATGTTTCCTTCGATGACTTTAATCCACCCTGGGCATTCGATTTTAAACAGATCGGAGTTACGAGAGGATACGCGAATAGGTCCGTATCCCTTGATGATATTTACTATGATGGCCGTCTAAAATCTATTCCAACAATAGTAAAAAAGAAAGATCCACTATTTTTTGGTGTGCTCCGCTTCGAGGGTGGTGATATTTCTTTTCTAAATGCTGATGGTGAATTAGACAATCTCGCACTTCTGAATGTATTCGGACAGCCATGCAGGATAAAATTTGGTTCCGCCTCGATGGACTACTCCGATCTGGAAACCGTATTCGAGGGATATGTTGAAAGCATCAATTATTCAAGCGATTCTGTAGCAATTTCGGTTCAGGATAAGCGCAAGTCTCTATCAAGGGACATACCCATAAACCATTTCGAGGGCGCGGATTATCCCAATATGAAAAGCAATAATATTGGGCAGCCGATTCCCATTGCATACGGGCCGATTGTAAACGCGCCTGTACTTTGCACAAACGAAAATGGCAGTGCACCTTTTTATTTCAAAATAGCAGACTCATCCAATCATGGGATAGGTGGGATAACCCAGGTATATGTCGATGGCACGGCCGTAAACCATGGGGAAGGGGATTTGACTGGAGCGACATTCAGCCTGTCTGCTGGCGTCTATACGGCCGGCGATGATGTCTCAGTTGATTTCGATGGCTACGTGGATTCCGGCGGCAGCGCGATAGAGAACGCCCTGGATGTAGTCAAGGACCTGATGTCCCTTTATGCGGGCGTGAGCTACGATGCAATTAACTATGATACTACCGAATGGGAATCTGAGCAGGCATCGGCTCCGAATATCAATCTATTCTTGGATGAAGAGAAAAAGCTGATAGATGTGATCGGTGATATATGCGCGTCGGTTCCGGGCATATTTCTTGTACAGGACGATGGTAGATATACGTTCAAGGTCTATGATTCCGGGAAGTCACCGGATAGGACAATAGCAATCGGAGAGCTGCTTGAGCCTCCTTCCGTTTCATATAACTCAGGGGAATTCCTTAGCTCTGTTCTAGTGCGGCATACGAAAGATTGGACAGAAGATAAATACCAGACCTATATAGATGATGATCAAGAGGAAGCCATATTCGAGGACTACAAAACTAGGCGACAGAAGGTCTTCGAGACTCTTCTAACTTCATCTGCCGATGCGGCTACGTTCGCGGATAGCATCATGGATCTCGCCGGGGAGATAAAGCCGACATTCTCCGTAATTACCAAAACGCAGAATATTGATTTGGAACTGGAGGACGTGGTCGATCTTGAGGTATACAAAGTAACAAACAATGTCTATGGCACCGTGCGCTGTGAAATCATAGGTATTGAAAAGGACATGCTGAAATATACCGTGCGCCTTACTCTTCGGTATATTCAGAGCATCACGGCGGACCTGAATCTTGCTACACTGATTAAATGGCAATCTGGCGTATCTTATTCTACGGGCGCTGTCACCACATACGGTGGAAACCTGTGGCGGGCCATTGCGCCATCATCCGGCGAAACACCGACATTCTCCTCTGAATTTTGGGCCGCCTTTGCCGCCATAACCTGGCAGTCTACAGTAACATATTCAGCAGATGAGATTGTCAATTATGAAGGTACTATATATCGGGCGCTGCGGGAAACTATTGACGATCAACCCGATGTTTCCTCCAGCGACTGGGAAGAATATACGGTAAGCGGATCGGCCGTCACTATAGCTGATGCTGGCGGATATTATGATGGGACTGAAGTTGAATCCATACTTCAGGAGATAGGTGCTGATCTTGCAGTTTCAAGTGGATGGTCAAAAGTAGAAGATCCAAACACGGGTTGGCTTGCTAGCAAAACGGCAGGTTGGACAGCAGATTCTTTTAGCGGCGGATTGGAAGTGGATTTTTCGGATTATGTGCCAGCAGGAACAAGGGCAATACGAATATATATATATATTGCAACTACCGCTGGAAGGGTGTATGGGCGAAAATATGGTGATTCTAATATTTCCAATACCCCAGAAGCTGATGAAGAATGGTCAGCAAGATTTTTATGGTCTGGGTCTGTATCTTATGTTCGCAGCGCGATAGTAGTTGTCTGGTTATCAGAAGATTATAAAGCTCAATTTGCTGTATCTGATACAGCAACAGATTTATATTTAGCCTATCCTTCCGAGTGTCTATTATGAAACAATTCTATCTGAAAGAATATCCAGACGATGGCAGCGGGATTCCGCAGATCGAGATAAGGCCAATGGGGAATTATAACAATCTTGAGGGATTCCGCATTGTCACCGAGAAAGAACTCGCATCAATCCAGGCAAAGCTTTCCGGCGGCAGTGAATATATCGAGCCGCCTGACGTCACGAAAGAAAAAATGAATGAACTTGAACAGCGCATAGTAGAACTAGAAAGTAAAATCACAGCAGCAAAGGAAAAACAATGAGTGAACAGCAACAGGAAGATTTAGCCCAACAGTTGCGCATCCGGGAATTCCTGGATCAGACCGCTAAGACGGTGGCCGAGAACTGCGGACATATTAAGACGATGCGAAGAGATATTCGGGAGATCAAGAAGAATAGCGATTTCACGCGAAAGGCCGTCAGCATGATGATGACATTTCTGGAAGTAAGACTGAACGGCGGGAAGCACATAGATGAACGAACCTAGACAGAAAATCATGCTCACATTGGGCGAGGGCGGCTGCTACTTCCTGAGCATGGTACGATTGGCCGAAGATTTGCTCGGAAAGCGCATAGACGCGGTGCTGGAATTTCAGAAGTGCGTGGCAATGAATCTTTGCCGGGAAGATTGCTATATCTATGATCCGGCAGCGATCATGCACCAACTCTATGGTGGTGATTGGAGAGCCCGCAAAGAGGACGCTGATTATGAGCCGATAGACGGAGAATTTGAGATTCTTCGATTCGAACGATCCACGCCAGCGAGAATCTATAGCCATTTTGTACTCGGTAGCAATAAAGGAGAAGTGGAGTATGACCCATTGGGCAACTCGAATACCGTAGCGCATGGCCAATTGGTATCCAAGAGGATACTTCGATTGATTGCGACATGAATGCCAAACGATTCATACAGATAGCCTGGGTATGTGAGGTAATATGGCTGCTTCTCAATTGGACAATTTGCCTTTATCTTTTACCTAATCGAGCCGAGTTGTTCATACGGGCGCTTCCTTTGCTTTCGAGTTTGATAGGCGGTCAAGGCCTCTTTGCTGCTGTCGGACCCGAAGTCAAACGGTGGATTGAATCAAAGAATGGAGGGGGTATGTGAGTGTTAAAATCAAGTGGCTTTTCCTTGTGGCGATTGTGGCGGGCTTGGCCGGCTTGGCGGTTGGGGCGCGGTTTAATCTGTTTGATTTTTCTGGCCTTGGTTCTCGCATATCCGGCCTGGAACGCTCCCTTGGAAGACTCGGAACCGGACTGGCTGGAGCTCAAGAATTACTTGGACGAGATTGGCAGCGGCTTGCAGATGACCGAGCAGCCCTTGAGCGAGATAGAGAGCTATTTCATCAACGAGAGCGAGCGATTGAGGCAAGAGAAGGCAGACTTACAGAACGAGAAGCAGCAGTTGCAGCAGGAGAAGAACAGCTTAGACAAACGCGAGCAGGCCTTGAGCGAGCGGGAGAAGGACTTAGACAAGCGCGAGAGTTTGTACGACGGTATGCAGACGGACCTTGAGGATGCCACGACGGCGCTCAAGAGGGCAAAGATCCTAGGTATCATCATCACAGTAGCAGTTGCAACTGCGGCAGGTTATGGTGGTTATCGATTGGGTAAGGCAATTAACTAGGGCTGATTTTCATTGCTGATTCGCAGATAGAAACGATTATATCCTGAATAATCGCCCTTAAAGTAAAAATCCTCAAATTCATGAATGCACATATGCTCGGCACCTAATATCAGCATCCCAAAACGAATTTGCGCAAAGGCAGTAAATTCGGCCTGAAAAGGTGTAAAGAAAGGTACACCGCTTGGTATAAATCGATTTTTGACAATCCCGCCCAACTCCAGATGTTCCCACATGAGAACGCTGGCTTCCATCTCGGCATAGCCGTGCCAATCCACTTCATGGCCGTCAAGCAGAAAATCGGTGTTCTCAACGCCGAGAGTTAGAGAAAAAAGGAAAATTAACCAAGTCATATCATCCTCCAAAAAATCCCCCGCACCGGTGTGAGCGCAAGAATAGACTTGCCCGGTTTGGGGGATAATTGCTGGTGATTTCTTGCGCTCACAATTATAGCATAGTCCATATCGGTTACTTTATCAAGAAATATTTTAAGGGAATTCGAGGCCCGATATCGGGAAAATCCTTACTAGAAAATCTCTGAAATAACATAAAATTATATTGTTTTGACACATACACACCCCAAGAAGAAAGATCTTATTGAGAATAACATATTGCTGCATCAGCTTATCATTACCTTCAGAAGGCTCAATAAGCTGGAAAAATCATTTGATCGCTTCATGGCTATATTTTACACATTTTTCAACGAACTCAGATCCTGGCAGGAAGAGATGGAAAAGAGAATAAAAAAAGTGGAAGAATTAAATCAGAGATAAAAAAGCCGGGATTACTCCCGGCTCTTCCGTGGGCGTCCTTTGGGCCAACCGCCCAGCTTGGCGTTCTCCCGCACGGCCTTGGTCTTGGCTTCGCTGCGGACCGAGCCGCCCTTGCGGCCGAGAGCCGCAGCTGCTGCTGATAATTCTGCTTCTGCTTCAACTGCCGATTGCTCGATTATGTCAACTCCGACGGCTTCCGCCGCCTCGCGGGTAATCTGATACCATACGCCGAGATGTTTGGCAGACTCCAACACCGCAACCACGTTGTCGAGTCCGTCGGCCCGCAATACTCGCTTGACATGAGGACGCTTGGACACGTCCGGCCAATTATGGAGTACATCATAAGATCTCTTGGTCCAGCCCATGTTAACCTCCTCGCCCCTGTTGGAGCTACAGCGCCGGGCCGGAGTCGAGCCGGCCCTATGCCACCGGGCGGCGCTTAGATGGTAGCAATCACTCCACCGGATGCCGGACCCCAAGAAATTGCCTTGCGCTGATATTTGGGGGTGTTATCCTGAGCAATCCTGAGAGCCTGCACAAACTCGGGTATAGCAGCGATAGCGGCTGTTTTGGCCGTCTCAATATCCACGGCCTCGCGCATGATGTATTGAGGTGCAGACCCACCGGGAGTATTATATCTCAGGCCCCATTTGCCATTAGGTGCAGCAATCAGCATGATTGACTCGCGGGCATATCCACCCTGGATCTCACGTCCGTCTGAATACACATAATGGATTGTTGCATTCGCAATGGCAGCTTCTCCCCCTCCGGCAGCGGGTTGCTTTTCCCATCTCAGTTCCATCATCTCTCGTACCTCCCTCATCCTTGATAATACAAGTATATAGCTAACCGTTTAGGCTTGTCAAGCATCTGAGCAAAATATTTCAAGATTTTTTCTCTTTTTTGAGGAAAACTACTTAACATATGTATGAAATAAGCCAAAATATTTCTTCAAATTTCCCAGAATTCGATAAATTTCGTTTGACAAGTTCCCGGGAAGTGCTATAATGATAGTATGCGCTTCATGGGTAATGCTAAAGAGAATGATTTAAGCCCCAAACGATCCGGTCACATCCATACCCATGGGGCGCGCCGGCGGGAGGGGCTTTTTAGCAATCAAGCCAGCGTGAGCCAAGGTGTTAAGGGCCAGTGTTGTCGTAAAAAGAGGTCACATGACAAGTGGCTGAGATTGGGGAGTGGGGCAACCTACTGTGAACCAATTGCCGCAGAGTGCCGCCTGCCGCTGGCTTTTCCTTGTTTATCTGGGAGGGGACAAAAAGGAGTTTTTATGTCCCCTTCAAGTAGACAGAATATTTATTACCCTGTAGAGGCCCGGTTTCCAAGGGCGCAGCAAATCAAAGACAACAAATCTCTCACTACTAGAATAGACAGATTCATGGAAGCCGATGAGCGCCGATGGCGGCTACTGTGGGAAATGATCTGTGAATGGGAAGGTTGGAGAGATCACGTAGAGCAGTGGATGGCTAGAGGAATTGAGTAGAAAGAAATGAGCAAGAAGCAAGTTTTCCGAAGTTGGGAAGTTATAAAACGAAAGGCTGGCAATCCTCCTGTCCAATTGGTTACAGAAACCGAATATAAACAGAAATGTCATTTTGGATTAGGGGGATATATTGGAAGAGCAAATCCGAAAAATGGTTTGATTTGCGTTCGTTATAATCGCCCACTTGAAGATATTAAAGAAACCTTATGGCATGAGCTCTTGCACTGTCTTTTCCCTTCTAAACCACATTGGTGGATTGAATGTGCAGCTAGACGGTTATCCGGGCATGAATCATATTATGGATGGCCCGGACGCTATTCACGGCGATACGCTCATACACCAGAAGATTTGCCGGGAAAATCAGAACTTTTACAAAAAGTAAAAAAGGCATCAAGAAGACTAGAGGAATTGAGTAGGAGGAAATGATGGAACTGAGAAATGAATTTTGTGAATTAGTCGATAGAGTTTGGGAACTAATTGGTAAATTAGGCGATGCTGATGATAGCAAGGTTGTTTATCTTGATGTCTCTGAACATCTAATTACTGCAGCTCGTGAGATTCAAAATGCAATCATAGCTTTCAGAGATATAGAAATATTAGCACTAAAGGCGGATATCAATTGAGAGGAATTGAATAGAAGGAAATGATAACCATAACACGCGAGATACAAGATGCAGTCCGAGATATTTTAGCTGGGGAATACGAACATCGTCACACGGTGGGTAATCGCACTTTGGAAATGGCTTTTATTCGAGCGTTGAATTCATCACCAGTGCGGGAAGCAATTAGCACGGCACTGGATATTTATTTGGAATAGAATACAACCCCAACTATGGGGCAAGAGAAAGAGGATGGGCATGCATACGCCAGGACCGTGGAAATGGAAAGAAGTATCTACATCGATAGGACGTGCTTTTAAAATTAATACACCGGAACACTTGGACGATGAGCATGGACTCATCGCATGTATTTATGACGATAATACTAGCTTGAATACAAGATCACATGATGAGCATGCGGCGAATGCCAAACTTATTGCTGCCGCACCGGATCTCAAATCTGAACTAATCGCTTATCACGATAGGGAATGGATGGATTCTCATGAAGGTCTTCCGGCACATAAAGCTGGAGAATTTCCCGAAGAATGCGGAGGCTGTGCCGCCATCGCCAGGGCGGGGGGCCGCGCATGACACAGAACCAGCAATCCCTCATAGCCACCGCTTGTAAGCAGTACGGCGATTATCCGTGCGGGTGTTGCTGGAAGAGGAAGGCGGACGGCAGTTATATGCACTATGTGCACCCAGATTGTCCATTCGATCAAAACAAGTCGGGATGCCGGGGTTATAGATATGTACCCTGGGACTACGATGAAAAAAGGCAAGGCGAATGACACAAGGCCAGCAATCTCTCATAGCTACTGCCCGTCAGCAGTATGGCGATATCCACCCCTGCTCCGGTAAGCGCAGTCTGCTGGAGTGCTTCACCCGCGAGCCGGAATACGGTTGGATGCTTTGGTTCAATGATACTAAGGGGAATACCCATATCATATTGGAGAAACCGGGCCGGGTACGAGATTCCCGTCCTCCTTGCTTGTGCCCGCGCCCGCATTATGAGGCGAGAAGATGAAAAAGAAATATGAGAATGCGACAGTACAATGTCCTATTTGCGGATATGAGCATGATGTTCTTGATATCAAAACAGCGAACAAATTATATCGAGAATGGAAAAAGCGAATTAAAGAAAAAGCGAAGAAATCATGACACGCAAGAAACACACCTATAGAGCTACCGATGAGGATTGCTGTGATTCGTAAAAAACGAGTCTATTTTACAGTCAACGAAGAAGAATGGATTCAGCTTAAATTAAGGGCCGAGAGACAATACAGGAGTCTTTCCAATTACATACTTCGTGCTGTTTCAAGCGAGGTGAGGAAACATGCTCCGTCTGTCCGAAAAATCAATAAAGCAATGAAATTATTATTTGAAAATAAGTCGGAGAATTCATTGATTGAACTTATGAAAATAGAAAGAACAGATGGTGGATATGTTTATTTCATACAAGAAGCCGGAACAGAATTCGTTAAGATAGGATACTCCAAAGATCCATATCAAAGAATCAAAGGAATGACAGTAGACAATCCCCATGATCTTGAACTATTAGCTATTATTCCTGGCAGTAGGAAGCTTGAGAAAAGATTACATGATCTTCTTCTTTTCTCTCTTTATGGAGGAGAATGGTTTCTGCTTACAAACAAAGTTACTGAAATAATAGCGGCAGCAAAAGCAATCGGAAATTCTATTTTTTACGTGCAAAATGGGGAAAAGGTAAAACTATTCAAAAAAGTAATAACGCACGTGGGAAAAAAATCTAATGGACGTTCTGAGGCAATTTTGGAACAGGTCAACGAGTATAGGAACAAATTTGAATAATCCGATGAAAAACACGCATAAAATCAAGCGTTT